TTGACAAATACCCCCCTATGCGTGTACACTGGCGGCATGAGCAACCCCGTAGATAAACTTACCAACCCCGATTTCGCCCACACATCCATATTGTCCCGAGGACAGTTGCAGATGATTGAGGACGACCCGAAAAAAATGGAGACCCTTGCAAGGCTGATGGGGGCAGTTAATCTAGATAATTTGTTCCGTCATATGCAGAACCCAACCATTAACCCGGCCACTCGTTTAGAGTTTCAAAAAATGCTCAACAAATTAGGAAAGCTTGAACCGGATGGCAAAGCTATCGTCAGCGCAGATGGGGGCCCTCAGGTAATTATCAACATAACTAGAGCTAAGGATAACGAAGAAAAAGTAGTTATCGAAGGCGACAGCACTGCGATTGAGGCATGACAGAAGCACACGAGATTAATTTTGAGGTAATTAAATCCTTAGACGATTTTTTCTATTCAAACAAGTTCATCTCGTTAGCAGTTGGTCCAGTAGGATCGACGAAGACGACAGCCGGTATCATGAAAATTTTGCACCATGCTGCTGTAATGGCACCGTGTAAAGATGGCATACGTAGATCACGTGCGATCTGGGTGCGTAACACGAGAGAGCAGTTGCGTGATACATCTATACCAGACTTCATGAAGTGGATACCCGTGGATGTGATGGGTTCATTTTTGAAAACGGAATACAAGTTCGTCATAGAAGTAGGCGATATAGAGTGCGAGGTGTTATTCAGGGGACTTGATGATGCAAACGACGTTCGGCGTCTGTTATCTCTTCAGGCGTCCTTTTTCATATTCGACGAGTTTCGAGAAATTCACCCTGACATTTTCAACGCTGCACAAGGTCGTCTAGGACGTTACCCGGATAAGATGATGAACGAAGTTGGTTGTAAGACGGATGATGGGGATTCAAATGCACATTTATGGGGGATGACTAACCCACCCGACCAGGACACGTTCTGGGAAGACATCCTCACGAAGCCGCCGGAGAACTGCCACGTTACTATACAACCGTCGGGGTTAGCTCCGGAAGCAGACTGGACACAGTACCTGCCGGATGACTACTATGATAATTTAGCGCATGGTAAAACTGAGGACTGGATCGACGTGTACATACATGCGCAGTTCGGCAAATCGTTATCTGGGCAGCCGGTATTTCGTTCATTCGATAGACCTAGTCATGTTGCGAAGGAAACTATACGGCCTATGTTCAGCGATGCTCCGTTACTAGTTGGTATTGATGCGGGACTTACTCCAGCTGCAGTTATAGGTGAGTTGGCATACGATGGTAGAGTAGTAATATATGATGCGGTAACTTCAGATGGAATGGGGGCTCTGAGATTTGTAAGGGAAAAACTTAAGCCTTTATTGACAAATAAGTTCCCGGGGAGAAGAGCTCTTGTTATAATTGACCCAGCTGCGTTCCAACGAGTGCAAACAGATGAGCGTACTGTGGCCGATATTTATAAAAACGAAGGTTTTGTAATAAAACCTGCTCGAACGAACTCAATTGCTGCTAGAATAGCAGCTGTAGAGAAATTTTTGACTAGGGTAGTAGATGGTAAATTTGGTCTTATAATAGACCCCGAATCCGGAAGCCAATTAATAAAAGCTCTTGCCGGTAAGTATAGGTATAAAATAAATACTAAAGGGGTTAAGGACGAGAAACCTGAAAAATCTCACCCTTGGTCTGATGTTGCAGACGCATTTCAGTATATGTGTTTACATGCCGATGGAGGCGAAGTATTTGGAAATATGGCAATCGCTAATAATCGTAGAGAAATTAAACAGGTGTCAGCAGCTGGCTGGACATAGGAGATAATTTATGGCTTTACAAATCATTCCCGTAGCAAGCGCGTCAAAATTAGAGAAAGAAGCTCTAAAGAAAAACGAAAAAAAGCAACAAGCGCCGCTTATAGTAGGGTTGTCTTCCCACGTTCGCAAACGGTGGGAAGTTATGCGCGACCACAAAAAACAGGATATCGAAGAGCGACTGACGAAAACTGCGCGTGCGCGCAACATGGAATACTCTGCAGCGAAGATGGCTGAAATTAAAGCCCAAGGCGGTTCGGAAATATTCATGGGTATCGTCAGTACGAAATGTCGTACGGCCACCGCGTGGTTAAGAGATACTCTACTTGGTACTGGGGGAGATAAACCTTGGTCTATATCAGCAACTCCTGTTCCAGATGTTCCACCAGATATTATTAATAGATTAGAAGGAATAATGCAGCAGAACCTTATGCAGTTTTATGCGCAGGGGGGAGACCAGGTTGACCCATCGAATTTGAAACAGCTTGCATCAGGCATGAAAGATACTGCTATGCGTGAAATGAAATATGAAGCTGAGAAACGAGTTGACCGCATGGAAAAGAAAATGGAAGATCAACTTATTGAAGGTGGTTTTATTAAAGCTCTATTTGAATTTACTAACGACATAGCAACTTATCCATTTGCTACTCTTAAAGGCCCGGTTCCACGTAAACGTAAAGTATTAGAATGGGCGGAAGGAGGGCTAGCTCCTACAGAAACTGTTCGGGATGAATGGGAACGAGTTGATCCTTATAAGTTCTACTGGGCTCCATGGGGAGATGACATACAGAATATGCCTGTAATAGAGGTTCACCACTTAACTAGAGAAGACGTCGAAGGCATGATAGGCGTCGAAGGCTACGACGAAGACGCGATACGATCGCTGTTGTCGGACTTCGGAGTAGGAGGTTTTGACTGGTTAGAAAAAGATGACACAGAAATGGAAGACTTGGAAGGTAAAGATTTTGATGAAGCCGCTTCAGATTTAGTAGCTGCAATTCAATTATGGGATTCAATTCCAGGGCACTTGTTAATTGAATGGGGACTTAAAGAGAAAGAAATTGACGATCCTCAAAGGTCTTACCCATGTGAAGTATGGATGGTGAACAACGTAGTTATCAAAGCTGTACTGAATTATGATATGTTGGGTCGTAAACCGTATTACGTCACGTCGTTTGAAAAGGTCCCAGGGCGCATCGACGGTAACGGCGTAGCAGATTTATGTATGGACGCCCAGAGTATGTGTAATGCCGCCGCTCGTTCTCTATCTAATAATATGGGAATTAGTTCAGGCCCACAAGTAGGAGTGAATGTAAGTCGCTTACCTGCTGGTGAAGATATTACTCAGATGTATCCTTGGAAAATATGGCAGTTCCAGCAGTCGGAATATGGAGATGTTTCTCAACCGATAAACTTTTTCCAACCAAATTCAAATGCGCAAGCCCTTATGGCTGTGTTCGATCGTTTCATGGATATCGCAGATGAAATCACAGGTATCCCGAAATATATGACGGGGCAACATGTGCCAGGCGCAGGCCGTACGTCGTCCGGTTTGTCTATGTTAATTTCTAACGCAGGTAAAAGTATTAAGCAGGTAATAGCTAACATCGACCATGATGTGCTAACTCCTATGCTCGAACGACAATACCAGAGAAATTTGCGTTATAGTAATGATCCGGATTTAATAGGTGATGTACAAATTATTGCAAAAGGCGCGATGTCGCTGGTTGTTAAAGAAGCGGAGTCTGTTCGTAAAACTGAGTTCCTCCGTCTGGTATTGGAAAGCCCTGTGGCACAGCAGATTGTTGGCTTGCCGGGTACGGCTGAACTCATGCGTGATTTGGCTGGAAATCTCAATTCCAATATTGACAGGCTTGTGCCGTCGCGTGAGGATGTCGAGAAGCAACAGCAGATTCAACAGCAGCAACAGCAACAGCAGATGATGATGCAACAGCAAATGCAGCAACAACAAATGGCTGCCGAAGAAGCTAAAATGTTGCAAGAAGATGGAACCGAAATGGGTGGACGTCAAGACAATTATATAAGCTCGAGACCGGGTGGAAAATAAATATGTTGACACGCTAATGCGTTATTAGGTATGATATAGATAAATGATTAATGTTAATAAACTGAGTTCATCAGAGATAACAGCCTTAAACAGGATAAGAGAACCAGGAATTGACCAAGTATTAAAAGTGATTCAAGATGAACTTGAAGGCACTAAGCAGAAGCTGGTATATGCAAACGAAACGAGTATTATTCACCGTTTGCAAGGGCGAGCAGAAGCTTTAGAGGATTTACTAAAAGCGGTTGAGGAATCGCAGAAAGTGGTAAAGGCACGCTAGGAATGAAAAAACTAGCGTATTTTAAGCACACCATAACGGGAGCAGCATACATTGCGCTGCAAAACAGAGTTGGTGCTTTAAGGAGAAAGACAAATGGCATTGCCAAAACAAGTACAGGAGCAACTTAAGGAAGTTGAAGAACTAGAGAAACAACTAAAAGCCCAAAGCGAAACAGAAGAAAAGCCGAAAAAGGAAACCAAGAAAAAGAAGGTTTCTAAGAAAGCAAAGAAAACTGAGGAAGTAGCCGCGGATACCGAAGTTGAAGTAATAGAAGAACGACCACCTGAAGATGAACCTGTACTGGAGGAAGCAGCGCCGGCTGACAATTCTAGTGAAGAAGTATCAGACGTCTTTGAGCAGAAGTATAGTACCCTTAAGGGAAAATACGATGCTGAAGTACCTAGACTGCACCAACAGGTTAGGGAGCTTACTGAACAGATGAACGCTATTAACAAACAAGCGGAAGCTGTCAAGAAAGCAGAGGCTGAGAAACCGAGAGAGAAAGTCAGTTATGTTACTGATGCTGATCGAGAAGAGTACGGTGATGATTTGATCGACTTTCAACGTCGAGTTGCGAAAGAAGTTTCTCAAGATTATGAGGAACGTTTTGAACAACAGGAGAAGGTAATTGAGGAATTGCGAACGCAAGTCTCAAATACTGATAGCCAAGTTGTAGAGGCAAGTTTTACCCAGAAGCTAAATACTTTAGTACCTGGATTTGACCAACTCGATAACGACGAACGTTGGGTTGCATGGCTAAATGAAATTGACCCTATGACTAGGGGGCCACGCAGAGATCAAGCTCAAGCAGCCTTTAACTCGGGAGATGCAGAAGCGGTAGCTCACTATGTGAGTTTATTCCGTGAAAGCGCTAAACCGGTTAATGGCAGGGGTGATCACCAAGCAGAACTTGAAAAGCAGGTAACGCCAAATCGTTCTGCTAACTCAAGTAGTAAGAGCGTGGGTCGAGAGTCTAAAATCTATTCTGCTGGAGAGCTAGAAAAAGGTTGGACTAAGATTCGCACTTTGAACACTAGTGGTAAGTATGACGACGCGGCAAAACTTGAAGCTGAGCTAACGCTTGCCTACATGGAGGGTAGAGTTAAAAACTAGCCATTTACGTACGCAGCCTTAGCCAACAAAACTGTTTTATTTTTAACGTTAAGGAGAACGAAAAATGGCACATATTTTCCCCGTGGTTAATGCTGGTGCCTTTGACACCAGTCCAACGTATTCGGGTGGTTTTATTCCACAATTGTGGTCTAACAAGCTGAATGCGAAATTTTTTGCGAACACCATGCTGTCTGAAATTTCCAACACTAGTTGGGAAGGCGAGATAAAAAATCAAGGTGATTCGATTCGTATCCGTACTGCGCCATCAATAGTAATTGATGACTATGCTGGAGCGGGTACAACGCTAACAACTAGAGTTCCTGTACCTATTTATACTGACCTGCAAATTAATAAAGGTAAGTATTTTAGTGTTCAAGTGAACGACGTGTTAGCTCATCAAGCTGATATTGATTTGATGAACATGTTTACTGATGATGCTGCAAAGCAATTAAAGATCGCTATCGAAAACGAAGTTTTCTTTCAGTGGTTTGTAACAGAAGGCGCTACTGCACTGAATAAAGGTGCTGGTGCTGGTGCTATTTCCGCAAGTTACAACTTAGGTACTGATCTTGTACCAGTTAACCAAGCTACATCTGGTGAACTGTTGAAGATGATTTTGCGTATGTCAGCTGCTTTAGATGAGCAGAACGTACCTGAAGAAGGTCGTTGGTTGCTTATGTCACCACATGATCGTCACATCTTGATGCAATCTGATATTGCTCAGGCGTACTTCACTGGTGATAGTGCAAGTATTGTTCGTACTGGTAAGATTGGTATGTTAGATCGTTTCACTGTATATGTATCTAACTTGCTACCTCACGGTACTACTGCTAAAGCTACAGTTGCAGGTCTATCAGCAACTTCTAGTGGTGCAACTCTTACAAACGCGAAACCGCGTAGAATGATGGTTGCCGGTACTAGTGCTGCTTGCGCTTTCGCTTCGCAGATTTCTAAGACAGAGCCTCTACGTAATCAAACAGACTTCGGCGATATTGTTCGCGGACTTTCTGTTTATGGTCGTAAGGTTGTCAAAGATACTGCGCTGGTTACAGCATTAATTGGTACTCCGTAAGGGGATACTAGTTAGTTAAATAAGGAGGGAGGAAACTCTCTCCTTTACC